TGCGATATTTCAAAAGGTCGTTTAGTTGGCTGTAAGACAGTAGCGGGACTAAAAAGCATAAGTTTTATAAATTATGCTGAGGGGATTTATGGAGATTTAGAGATTAATGTTACTACAGAGTTAGTAGAAGGTACGAGCTCAGGTAATATAACGATGTATAAGTACGATTTAAGAGGTGCTAATACTATGGACGAAACGGGAGAAACTAACGGAGATAATAATACGGCTTTTTGGTCGGCTTCGGGTTCTTTAACCCTTGCCTCTCAAGACGCAGTAACTCGTAAAGAGTTGAAGTTATTATCTTATGGTAGACCTATAGTAATAACTGAGGGTTGGGACGGCGTTTTTAAGCTTTATGGAGCTCAAAACGGTTGCAATGTTTCAGTAAACACTAACTCAGGTTCGGGATTGGGAGATTTTAACGGATATACATTAACTATATCAGCCTCAGAAAAAGAGCCCGCTTTTATAGTTGACTCAGCTATTATAGATGACGGGATTAACTTTACTACTGTAGAGGGAGTTTAACAGAAACTTTATTTATATATTGAAAGGAGGCTTATATAGTCTCCTTTTTTTGTGCCAAAAAGACGTTTTAAAACGTGACACTTTTAATATTTTTGTCACGATTCAAAACAACGTAAATAACTGTCGTTAAGATAGTTATCTAAAAAGTGAGTTACTTAAATATATTAACTAATAAATATATAAAAAGGTATCCTCAAAAAATAAAAAGCTGAATTAACGGGGGGATTCTTTTTTTATGATATATTAATACTAAATTCTCGTTATATTAATATGATATATATAAACGATTCGGGACTCTCTCAGAGTATAAACTATATAGGAAGAGACGGAGACGCTTACTTATTCGAGTTTACGGATGAGCAGTCTAACGAGAGTTTTTATAAATTAGCTAACGGGTTTGTAGTAGCCTCTCAGGACTTTAATACTTTTACGGATGTTTTTGATTTCGCTATATTAGACCATGTTTATAATGTAAAGGTATATTCTGAAGGGGTTATTCCTTTTCTCGAAGTAGATAATTCTATAAATGATAAGAGGGCTTCGGATGAGTTTATATTATATAGAGGTCTATTAAGGGTGGTGTCAGCTTCAGAGAATACTTCAGGGAACTTTAGCGATATAATAGAACATAAAAGCTCTAACGAATATATAATACTAAATTAATGAAAAACGATAATATACATTTTATAAACTTGTCATCTTACGAAGCTCCTTCTATTGTCGAGAACGCAAGGGAAGGTATTATAGAGTATGGGGAAGACAATAACTACTTTCAATATTTAATAGATAGATATATAGGAAGCACTACAAATCAAGTTATAATCTCTCAAATATCAAAAAAGATATACGGTAAAGGATTAGACGCTACCGACTCCAATAGAAAGCCCGAACAATACGCTCAAATGATGAGTTTGTTAAAACCTAAAGACCTTAGAAAGATAATTTTCGATAGGAAACTTTTAGGTATGGGAGCTATTCAGGTTGCTTATAAAAATAAAAAAGTCTCTTCTGTGTCTCATTTCCCTATGAATACATTAAGAGCGGGAACTCCTAACGATAAAGGGGATATAACTCGTTGGATGTACCACCCTAATTGGTTAGAGCGAAAGCGAAGCGATAAACTAAAACCTATTCCCGTATTCGGAACTACAAATAAAACACAAACAGAGGTTTATATAATATCCTCTTATATTTCGGGGTACGTTTTTTATCAGCCCGTAGATTACGTAGGAGCTCTTCCTTATGCTTACTTAGAAGAGCAAATTTCAGAGTATTTAATCAACGACATAGATAACGGTTTCTCGGGAACTAAGATTATAAACTTTAACAACGGTGTCCCTAACGAAGACCAACAAAGAAGGATAAAAACAGAGACCAAAAACAAGTTCACTTCAGCAAAAGGAGATAAGGTAGTTATTGCTTTTAACAATAATAAGGAGTCAGCGTCAACTATAGATAACATCCCTTTAGATAACGCTCCTGAGCATTATAGGTATTTATCTGAAGAGTGTAGGAGTAAGCTAATTACAGCTCATGCTGTAACCTCTCCTTTACTATTAGGGGTTAGAGACGGAGGTAATGGGTTAGGCTCTAACGCTGACGAGATTAAAAACGCTTCTTTATTTTTTGATAATAGCGTAATAAAATCTTATCAAGAGGAGTTGGTTGACGCCTTAGATGAGATATTATCTATAAACGATATATCTTTAAATATGTACTTTAAGACTATTCAGCCTTTAGAGTTTATTGATTCTGAAGGTATGGACGGCGAAACAAAAGAAGAGCAAACGGGCGTTAAAATGGCTAAGGAAAACGAAGGTTTTAACGATAAGGATATGTTAGACTCTTTAGCGGGAGAGCTTTTAGATTTAGAGGAGTGGGAGTTAGTGGATTCGAGAGAATACTCGGAGGATAACGAAGACTCGGAGGATTGGGCTAACAGATTAATTAAAGAAAAAAGCTCTGTAATTAATAAGCTGTCGGCTTTTATAAAGTCTAAACCAAATGAAAAAAGCTTTTTAGATAAATCCTTTTACAAGATTAGATATACATACCAAGAAAAATACAGCTCAGATAATAGTAGAGAATTTTGCAAAACTATGATGAACAGAACAGCTAAAGGTGTTGTATATCGTAAAGAAGACATAGACCAAGCTTCCTTCTCGGGAGTTAATAAATCTCATGGGCATAAAGGACAGAATTATAGTTTGTTCAAGTACAAAGGCGGGGTTAACTGCGGACATTTTTTCCAAGAGGAGCTATATAGATTAAAATCTAAAACAGAAAAACATATATCTAAAGGGGAAGAGGTTAACTCTATTCCTAAAACATACACTCCAAAAGGCAAGGAGTACGAGACCTCAACTGTAGCTCCAAAAGATATGCCAAGAAACGGACATCACCCAAAATATAAAGGATAAAATGAAAGCTCTCTTTATCAGTATTCAAGACATAAAAAGACATAGTCTAATTGACGGAAACTTAGACGCAACTAAGATAACTCCTTACATAGAGAAGGCTCAAGATATTCACGTACAGTCCTATTTAGGGACTGACTTGTACGAGAAATTTCAGAGTATAATAATAGCTCAGACTATGGATGAAGTAGAAAACGCAGACTATAAACTACTAATAAATAATTATATAAAACCTATGTTGGTCGAGTGGTCGTTAGTTATGTATCTGCCTTTCGCTTCTATTACAATCGCTAACGGTGGTGTATTTAAGCATAGCTCAGAGAACTCTGAAACATTAAGCAAAGACGAAGTAGATTATATACAAGAGCAAACGAGAATTAACGCTAACTTCTATACTGATAGATTGGTTAAATATCTATGCGACAACTCTACTAAATTCCCTGAATATAAAACTAACTCGGGCTCAGATATATCTCCTACGGGATACGTAGACTACTTAACTTGGTTAACTTAAAAGTGATAAAATGATAAAAAGACCGTCTTTAGAGATACTCCCTATAGCTTACAAAAATAATAGAGTTTACTCTCCTATTCCTAACGAAGCTCACGCAGACCAATTTTCTACAATATCTACAGCCTCTACAAAAGTTAATAAAGACGGTTATATAGAAACTATTGGCACTAACGAGCCCCAAATAGATTGGAGAAACAGTTATCAGATTCCTTATAGAAATTTATTGATTGATACAGTAAACTTTAACGGTATTACTTTCGGAGCGGGAGTAACAGCAAGCATAAATACAGACGATACGACTCCTTTAGGGAATACAGTAGCTGAAGATAAAGGCTTGCTTTTAGATATATCTTTATCAGGAACTACCAACCACCAAATAACACAAGATTTAACCGAAGCTTTAACAGTAGGAGAAACTTATACGGCAAGCGTATGGATTAAGACGTCTTTTACGTCTCCGTTTCAAATTGCTTATTATAATTCGGGTAGTGCTGTAATATCTGATACGCTTATACCTGAAGGAACGGGAGATTGGGAAAAACTCACATATACTTTTACAGTCCCTTCGGGAGTGGTATCTACTCCTAATATTAGATTCAATGGCTCTTCTAATGGAGCTGACGGAGATAATTATCAGCTATGGGGTATGCAATTAGAGGTAGGTAGTAATTCTACAGAATACCAACCAAGAGGGAATTATGGATATTATTACGACAACTCTGTAAGTGACTGCCCTTGCCTTATTTTAGAAGACGAGAGAATTAATACCGCTGACTACGGACAAACTTTTAACAATGCTCTTTGGGTTGAGTCGAATTTAACTAAAGAGTATAATAAAGCTATAGCTCCAAATGGATTAAACGAAGCTACTAAAATAACAATTTCAGGAGCATCTACTTCAAGCACATTAGTCAACTTTGGGACTATAGACTTAAATAGCGACGCTGTAGTTAGTTTATTTGTAAAAAAAGATACAGCTCAATATATTTTAATTGACGTTCAAGGGGTTTACGGTGTTACTTTTGACTTTTTGAACGAAGCTGTTTTTCCTTTGGGAGCTGTAGATAATTATGGAGTCGAAAAGTATAACGACGGTTGGTTTAGGATATGGTTTTATAAAGCGTCTACGGGAGCGGGTTCTCAAACTTACTCTATAAGATTTTCAGACGGAGTAGGGGTTTTTGGTTTTTCAGGAGGAGATTCTCCTATAGGTAAGTCTGCATATATTTGGGGAGCTCAAGCCACTATCGGAACTTATCCCGTTAATTATATTCCTAACGATACCTCAGGAAGTGTAACAAAAGCACGAGCAAACTTCTCTAACGGAGCAATGGATTTTACTAAAGATTATTTCGATACGTCTGCGGGGATTTCAGTTGTTTTAGAATTAGCTCCTTCTTACATTAATGCTTCGGGCACAAGTGTAGTCCCTTTATTAGTGAGAAACCAAACCAATACGGATTATATAGGTTTCGGTAGTTCTGCGGGTTATTGGAGAAACAGAATACAAATCGGAGGGACAGCTATATTAGACACTCATATACAGACAGAGCCTACTTTTTCAGGTACTCAAAAAATATACGTAGGAGCTAATCAATTTGGCTTTTACAATGGTGCAAACGGAACTAATACAGATTCGGGGACTAACGACTGTTCGGTTATAAATAATATAGAAAATACGAGTTGGTACGGGTTCGAAACTACGGGGCAATGGAGAGTTAAAAGGTTCAGAGTTTGGAACGAAAAACTCCCCGAAACAACCTTACAAGAATTAACAAGATAAAATAATGAAAACCTTTGAAACCCTTATTTATAAAATGGGCACATTTGATACGATTAAAATATACAGCATTAATACACTCGCCTTTTTATCAACGCTTAGCAATATTGACGCTTTACTTAAAACTGCTTTGCTTATGGTATCTATTGCTTACACTATTTTCAAGATAATAGCTATAATAAAAAACGATTTAAGAAATAAAAAACAAAAATAAAGATGAAAAAAATTATTACGATTCTATTATTAGCATTTTCTTTAAGTGCGTTATCTCAAACATCTATAGGAGATGTGTTAAATGATTTACAATGGGACTTACGATTAGGTTGCTGTTCTACAGATGACGACAACCATTCTGACTTTCCTGAATGTATTTATTCTGAATATCAAAATTATTATACTAACGGAGACGTTAATATAAATGACAATCATTTAAGACTTAGTAACACTACACTAACAGTTAACGGAGACTTTTACGCTTTAAATACTGAAAGCCAAGTGACATTTAGCAATAATTGTACGAGCGAATTAATTATAATGGGCAATTTAATAATAACGTCAGGAGCTGTAGATACTGAAGCTGAAGGCTTAATTGTTTACGGAGATATAATTACAGATGCCTCTCTAAGCGTTTTAGAGCACTCTAAGAGCCTTAAAACTGATGAGCCTTATATTATATACGATTTATTAGGAAAAGTCGTTAAAAAGGGCTTATATAGGTCTAAGGAGGATTTATTTAGTAAAGAGCCTATGATAATATTATTTCCAAAACTTAACCTATCATTTAAAACCGTAATAGATGCGTCTAACTGAGAACTTTAACTTATGGGAGTTTGAATGTTCTTGCGGTTGCGATATGCCTGAAGATGTTTTAGATAATATAAAAAACTTAGCTAAAGAGCTTCAAAAAATAAGAGAACATATAGGCAAGTCTATAAGAGTTAACTCGGGCTATAGATGTATAGAGTATAATAGGCATATAGGTTCTAATGATAGTTCTCAGCACGTTAAAGGCAAGGCTTCAGATATAGCTGTAGAAGGACTGAGTCCTGAAGAGCTATTAGATGAGGTTCGATATTTAAAAGACTGCGAGGACTTGAATATAAAAGGTATAGGTATATATAACACTTTTTTACATTTAGACACTCGAAAAAACCCCGCTTATTGGGACTATAGAACATAAATTAAAAAAAATCGTTTTAAATTAGAATATGAATAGTTAAATTATATGAAGATGTACACAGACCACATAAAAGAAGAAATACGCTTTGTTGCTTTATATAAGCCAAATGAAAAAATAAAGTGTCTTGTGAAAACGTATTACGGAAGCCACAATAAAAATAGTAATTATCACTACGCTTATAAAATAGAACATAAGCCAATATAATTTTATTATTTATATTCTGTGTTGTGCGTATGTACTTGTATTACGACACAACGTTGAGTATATGGTTTTGTAAGCCATAGCAGAAATTACAATTAAATGAATATAAACTTAGTGGGCTTATAAACTATATACATTGTTACCCACTTTTAAAATTACGTATTATGAAAATAATTATTGAAAGAAACCAAAGTGAAAGCCAAACTCCAATAGTAACAATAGATACTAAAACGTGCCATTACCCTTATGCTATTAGAAACGCAATAGAATTAGCATTAGAGATAGATGGATATACTAAAGAAACAATTAATGAGGTGTTTGGTATAATGCCCGATGTTGAATGTAAAGCAGAAAGTGAGTAATTTTTATTGTGGGTAACTGTATGATATATTTAAAATGGTTTTTAGTTATGTTAGTTAACCTATTCGGGTTTTTAACAGCTCCTTTCGTGTTTCCTTTTGTTTATCTGTTAAGGGAAGTAGATTTATTTAGAAACTGCCTTCTTTGGATATACTACGATGACGAGGACGGTTTCGGATATGGCGTAGATTGGTGGATGAGAGGTAGAAGTAGAGGTTTTTGGACTGCTTTTAAATGGACGGCTATAAGAAACCCCGCTTGGAATTTACATACATTAAGCATGTTAAAAGGTTCTGACATGGATTATGTATTCTTAAAGCCAAAAGGCATACTTCAGAGAGAGGGTAAAATACTAAAACCAAATCTATATTATATAGGAGGGCTCAAGTATGAAGACGAATACGGCTCTTATTTAGATAATAAAGGCTCTATATTATCTTTAAAGTACTCTATCATAGGTTCGCAGTTTGTTAAGTTCTACAGCATAAAGACAGACAAAGAGTATTGGAGATATTCTTATGCAAATAGATTAATAGATAATATTTGGGTTGAATTACAGATAGGATATTCGACGAGAGCTACATTTAGGTTAAAAATCAAAAAAATAAAAAGAGTAAATTAAATGGAAGAGGATATTGAGATATTAGAAGAGGAGCTTTTAAGTATGACTCCAAAAGAGTTTTATAAATGGATTCATCTCTTGCACTCAGAGATAGAGATTACAGATATAGAAGAGATTATAAGCCTATTCAAGAGAGAGCAAAAAGAAGAGCTATTAGGTATAGCTTATAACTTTAAAAATAATATGCTATGAGCAAAGATAAATTAATTAAAAACGGAGGAGAAGGCACTAAAGTAGGAAACTTCCTTAGAAGTATAAACTTCAAGGATGTTGCGGGAGTTGTAGGGAGCGTTGTAACGGGAGATATTAAAGGAGCTATAAATATACTAACCAATAGCGGAGATTTGTCGCCTCAGCAGTTACAAATGGCTTTAAAACAGCTCGAAATGGACGTTGTAGAGATGCAAGAAGTAACTAAAAGGTGGCAGTCAGATATGAACTCTGACTCTTGGCTAAGTAAAAATATAAGACCTTTGTCTTTAGCTTTTTTAACGCTGTCATTATTTATATATATTATATTAGACAGCTCTATAGGAGGTTTTATTATAAAAGAGAGTTGGATAGAGTTACTTAGTTCTTTGTTGCTTTTAGTTTACGGGGGTTATTTTGGTATGCGTTCTGTAGAGAAGGTAGCCCAAACTTGGAAGGATAAAAACAAAAACAAATAAACTTCGTTATACTTATATACTTAAAGTTATGACACAAAAAATGAAAAGAGCCTTAGTTTGGTTAGTATTAGCGGGGCTTATTATTACGGGCTTTATAGCTTTCACGAGCTAAAGAACAAAAACAAACTATAATCGTATTACTATTGGTAATTTTGTATTCATTTAGTTGATTTTAGAGGGGGGGTAGGTTTTAGTTCTTACCTCCCTTTTTTATATGGAATATCTAATAACATCTCCTTTAAAAATAGCCCTTCCAAGAGTAAGGACTCCCGACCGTATTATGTATCTAAATATGAATTCCTACGGCAATACTAATACCTTCACTAATAACGAAGCTAAGAAGGTATATAAAGAGCTTATGACTCCTATACTGTCTAACATATATATAGATAAACCCGTAGAGATAACTTATAAGGTATATAAAGCCTCTAATAGACGCTTGGATAAAATGAATGTCGTAGGGGTTATATCTAAATATTTAATGGATGCTCTTGTAGAGCTTCGATGTTTAGAGGACGATAATGACGACTTTATAAAGACGGAAACAATACTTCCTACAGAAGTGGATAGGCATAACCCAAGATGTGAAGTTATTATAAAAGAGCTTCCATAGTAAAAAAATCTCATATAAAAAAGCTTTTTTACAATTATATTCAAAATATGTCTATTTCGCATTTTAAAGCGTTTTAAAGATAGGTTTATGTCTTCTATAAGTCCTAAGACCTAAATTTCGAGAAAGTTCAGCAAACGTAAATTTGGGGTATTTTTACACTTTGGCACGTTTTTTGGTGCATATCAAAACTCATAATAAAAAAA